GCCATTATCTCCTATAAGGAGCCGTTTCACATCTTGCATCGTGAATTCTGCATCTTCGCTATTCCCCATGGCTATACCTCCCTAGTCCCTAGAATGCCAAACTGTTCCATTCTAGCTAAGATCATGGCTAGATTGTTTGGAACACCGGTGATAAGCTCTAGAGTATCCTCTTCAGCGTCATAATTGGTTTGTGTGATCAGAACGTTTCTTGAGTATCTCTGACCGGGAAAATTGCTAAGAGCAAGGACCTTCCCTGCCCATACTAATGGAAGTGGTCTGCTATTCTGTTTGTGATAATATCGCAAACTTCCTCCTATTCTCAAAGGTGCTGTAATGGTAGGTTTAGGGTCCTTATAAGTGGCTAAGTATCTTTTGGCAAATTGCTTTGCCAAAGTGGTGCTAGAAGAGCCAATCCTCAAAGGCTCTATAAGCTTTCTAGTGCCATATTTAGAGATGCTAGTGGCATCTTTTAGAGTTGCATCATCATCTGGAGTGATAATAACTTCCCTACCCATCTTATCTGAATAAACAATCGAAACAGAATTGATAACTGTTTCTAAAGTATCCTCTATCTGAATACTTTCAGTTACCATGTCACGTCCCCAGATTATCTCATAAGTTGGAGAGGTAAGATCAGGAAAAGCTTCTACCACTAGAGGGACCTTGCCATTTTTATCCGGGACATAGAGAGAAGGAAGGATATAAGCAGCCCATTGATTCAAGCTGCTATCTCCATATTGTAGAGCTAGTTGAAGAATATCTGCGAAAGACATCTCACCATCGGTGATAAAAGGCACAAGAGAAGTGGTATTTGAACCAACAAAATTGGTAGAAGTGCTAAGCCCGGTAGCTAAAGGAATTATATCTTTAGCCACTTCGGTGGGAGTGATTGAGCCTGTTTCAGTATATACTACGATAGAAGAAGCTTGGCCATAGATAGTCCCATCATCAGGAGGAGTAGAAGCTACCACATTCTGAAAATAAAGCCAGATTTTAGCAGCAGGGGTAGCTAAGGTATGGTCAATAGAGCCGGTCCCAGATGTTTCGATTGAAACAATTCTAGTAGCAGTATCTTCATTGAATACGGCTAGACGCCATGACTGCGCAGCTTCTTGAAAATCATAGTTGAAAGTTATCCTTTTTATTGTTTGTCCGGTAGGAGCTGTATATACTACTCTGCCATAATAGCCGATAGCAAATGCGACATTTTTAGGAGTGAAACGAATGCGATTAGTGCGATCAATATCAACTACTTCTAAAAGGGACCTATCATTGGCATCATAAGCACTGACTGGCTTGATCCAAACTTCCTCCCCAATTCTAACATCTGCCCAAGGCTTATTGATACCATTCTTCCGCATGATTATCGACCAATACCCTACTGCTTCTATTCTGACATCTTCTACATCATTAGAAAGAGCAGTAGAAAGATTGACAATCTCTCCTTCCCAAACAATAGTCCTACCGTAAAAGATATTGACCATATTAGTTTGAGATAGGTATATCTTTTCGGCTGCTTTTCTTTTTAGCTTGAAAGTGGCAGAAGCAAACATCCCCGAAGGAAAGACAGTGCTAAATTTCAAGTCACTAAAATAACGATCTAAGCCATGGATAAAAACTGGCTTTGTACGATCTAAGTGCTGAAAGAAGACTAGCTGAAGAGAGTTGATCATAGGAGCCTATACATTGGAATAATAGAGAAGCGGACAAAGGACCACTTCTCATTGATTGTCCAAGAAATGTTACTGTCTTCATTTCCAATAGTGTGAATGAAGTGATTATACTTTCCCGGCTCCAGCTCTAAGTCTTTCCCGGTTATAGTCACTTCATCACTCAGGAATTCATCCAGAGCATCAGTGATAAAATTCCACCGCTTTTCCGTGTCCAGATAGAGCCTAGCATATTGGGTGCTTTCTAATGTAGGGAAGGTTATTTTTGTGATTGGCTCAACTAGCATTCTAAAATAGTCCATATAGACATTTCCAGTAGTGCCTGTGCTAGCTCTTTTGATAGTAATGCGACATTGGCTATAAGAGGAGTTGGCAAGCTCTCTTACTAAAGGTGACTGATATTCAGGGAGTTTAGCCGTTAGTGTTACTCTTCCTGTCCAATTGCTCATAGTGAAAAGAGGATAAAAGTCAGAGATACATGCAATGCTTCCAGTGTAAGTTAGCATGATCTGAAATTGCATATCCAGCTGCCCGGTCCCTAAGTCCTGCATTCTAGCCCAGGCCATAAGCTCCTTCCCGGCTAGATATTGAAGTGTATCAGGAGTAAAGCATCCTAGAGCATTGCTGGAGAAGCTATTATTGCCACCAGCTGATACTCCAGCTGAATTATATCCATCTCCTAAACAAGCAGTATCTGTTAACACATTCAGATCGAATAAGAGGAATTTAGCCCAATCGACATGCTCAGCTGTAGAAAGCCGGGAGAGATAGATGGCCTGATTAGAAAGTGAAGTTGAATGAGTCCAGTCAGTGATCATATTTATAGGAGCTGGATCACTTCCCGGAATTCCGAAGACCGTGAAAGCATCGGTATTGGTAGCAGTGTCTCTGGTATTATAGATACTTCCTAAATTAGTGGTAGCATGGAGAAAAGAAAGGATAGGGAAGATATCTGCTTGCTGTCCATCGGCTAGGAGAGGAGCTAACTCTACATAATCGGAAGCAATCTGAGGAGCCGTAAGTTTAGTCAGCCAAGTAGCAAAAGCAGTTATTCTACCTGCGCTGTGATTGGTAGCTCCTGCTGCACTGCCAATATAAATTCTAGTAGCATCATCACTTCCGATGAGGAAGGAACCAGGAGGAGTAGTTGTAGAAGCAATCGAAGACCCATTCAGGTATAGAGAGAAGCCACTTCTATCCCAGACAATGTGAAATAGCATTGACTCCCCATAGGAAAATGTTACAGTGCTAGAATTGACATTCACCCCACTGAACTGTACATAGAAGCGAGTATTGGATGCGTCATATCCTAGAATTATCCTATTTGTTGTATCATAAAGATTCAGCAGGATAAAACCACCTGTGCCCAATTCAGCAGAGGAGTAGAAAGGTGTCCATCCAATTCTGATTGTCCCTTTTCCCGGCTGAATATACTTTCCTGCCTTCGGAAGCCAGAGCTTTCCTGCTCCTGTAGAGCCAGCATTGAACATTCTTCGAGTAGCTGAAGTAGCAGCACTCCATGTCCCTCCCGGAATATCACAATTGAAAGGTTGGCTTACATTCAAAGCTCCTTTATCCACTGCCTGATATTCTACTTGGAAGTGACCTATATATACTGTTCTCCCGTTATTCCCTACCGGAATTACAAAACCGATATTATTAGTAGCGGTCCCATTAGCAGTAAGGCTAGCCGATATTTGATACCAGCCATTTTCAAATGCTCTAATAGTAGGACTAGTCACAGGTGTACCATCCTGAACAAGTGTGATATCACTAGCGGTAAGGGCTCCTCCATCCGCTGCCTTAGCCATAATTTGAGCCCCAAATTTATTTGTTAGCCCATTCCCTACATTTTGATAATATCCTCCCGGTAAAGCTGCTCCTGGATTAGGTATCATTTTCAGAGAGCACACTCCTAGAAAGATGAAAATAGGATCAGTATTATAGCTAGAATCAAACATGGTAGGATTGAGAGCAGTATATTTAGGCACCCAAGACAGGCCATCTCCTTTGAAGAAGTTAGGATTTTTGCTATAAATATTAGAAGCAGGAAGAATTACAACTCCTCTAGGATTATTAGTATTCCTTCCGATAGTATCTAAGAATGCAGCACCATTGGAATAGAAGGTATCAGTCACAGGTCCTCTAGCCATGGGTGCGATGAGAAGCTGAAGCTTTATTTCATCATCATATGCTACCATATTAGCTTGAGTATAATTATCAGAATAAATAATTTCACCTGATAATATCTCATAATATATCGCATTTCCGGCTAGCCCGTAAGTCATGAAAGGAGGACCAGGAATAATTGCATTAGTCCTGAATTCAGCATAGAGAGGATTGACTTCATCTCCTGCTTTGGTAAGCATATTCTGGATGTCCTGAACAGCTCTCTTTAGCTCGCTTTCTGAAGATGTTTTAATGTGAAGAGGAATCACCCAACTTCTAGTATCAGCAGTTACTCCTAGAAGACGATAGGAGTATTTAGGGCTCCCTGCGGTCCCTTTTAGAATGAGAGGATCAATTGCAATCTTAGGAGGGCTAAAAGTAGAAGCTAAAAGATACCTTCCTCCTGATATCCCATCTTGCAGATCAATAATCTGACTCTTATGAATAAGACGCAATCCCGGATATGCACCCATCTATCCTCCTACCCATCCACTGCCTGATTGAACAAGTCTTCTAAGGTCTTTCCCTAGATAAGTCAGGACCTCATCCGCTATCTTTCGAGTATCTGCACCGGCTCCTGCCTGAATCACGATAGCACCCGGCATAACCGATAAGACAATTTGACTCCCTCCTAGAGAAGAAGGAGAAGCCTTCTCCCCGGAAGAAGTATATGAAGAAGAAGCTACTCTCCCCAATCCTGTTTCTAGAGCAGGGAGCCGTAAGGAAGTCAGCTCTTTGATTGCTTCTGCAGCACCAATGAAAGTCATCTCGAAAGGAGAAGGAGAGTGACGCTGAAGAATAGGAGGAAGCTTGATGTTTTTGATCTTATCAATGAGCTTCTGGATAAAATCAATGACTGTCTGGATGATGTTTTTGATATCTTCAAATACTCCCTTTAGAGCCTTCCCTGCTCCATTCACAAATTTGGTTATTCCTTCTCCTAATACTTTGAAGACGGGAGAAAGCTTTTCAGATATGAATGAGAATACAGTCCTAAATATCGGAAGAAGGATATTCTGAAATATAGCTACTAGGATGTTGAAAGCAGTTACAACTACCGTTATGATAAGACGGGCTAGTGATACAAAGAGAGGAATGATATATGTCTGGAGAAAATTCCAGATTGCCTGGATAGCCGGCAGTAAGGTATTTGTCCAAAAATTAGTTAGAGTTTGGATAGCTAGCGGTATATTAGTTTGGAGCCATTGAACAATTGTTTGGAATACCGGCTGAATAGAAGCCCAGATATTGGCCACAATATCTCTTATACCAAACCAATTGTTTTTCCATGCTATTGTGAAAAGTCCTACGATAAGAGCAATAGCAGCAATAGCCACAGTAAGAGGACCTCCTAGAAGTCCTACCACCGCAGCTATACCTCCTCCTGCAGCAGTGAAAGCTGCTGATAAAGTCCCAATCGTGGTCACAAGCCCAGTTACTAGCCCTACCACAGTGTTGATGATAGCGAAGGCAGCCAGCCCGGTAGCTACTCCCTGAAGGATTGTAAGGAGTAAAGGACCGTGCTCACTTAGGAAGGGCACTAATGTTTCTGTAACGAAAGTACTGACTGAAGTAGCAAAGTCAGTTACTTTCGTGACAATATCGGCTATCTTTCCTCCTAACTCCTCTCCAAATAAGCCGGTAAGAGCTTCCCGCATTTCTGTGGAAGCAGGTCCCGCATCGAAAAGAGCAGTGACCACATTGGCTATCCCCGCAGCGAAGTCTTCTATATACGGGAGAGCTGGCTCAATAACTTTAGTAAACAGCTCAGAGAGGATAGGCATGAAAGCACTTCCCACTGTCTCAGCTGCATTTGAAATGCGATTGCGAAGAATAGTCATTTGACCTGCAAATGTTTGGCCGGCTGCTCTCGCTGATCCTCCACACTCTCGCTGCAATTCCTGAAGGATAACCTTTTGTGCTTCTTCTACCTTACCTGCTTTCATCAGTTTCTGGATAAGCTCTTCCTGAGCATCGGTAAGCTGGACACCAACTCTCCTAAGAGCTGTGACTCCTTGAATAGGATCATTCAGAGCCTTTCCTAGCTGCATCGCACTAGCGGTAACATCCTGTCCTAGCGATTGAGACATGTCTAGAGCCATTTCAGTGACCTGTGGGAAAATATTTGACCCAATATTAGTAAAGGTCAAGAGCATATTCTCCCCGGTCTGAATTGTCTCATCACCAAATTTGGTCACATTCTGGAGCTCAGTAGCTAGATCAGTCACCTGCTTAGCTGATACTCCAGCTATCCCTCCTGTTGATTCAATGACAGCATTAGTTTGAGCCAAAACTCCTTGAGCTTCAGAAGCTTCAGAGATAGCGAAGCCTAGCCCTGCTGCTAGAGCTGTGAAGCCAGCTGCTACTCCTCCTAAAGTCACGGCTCCTAATGTCTGAAGAGAAGACCTCACTGAGCCAAATATCCGGCTAGCGTTATCTTTTGCAGTGATGATAATCTCAACCTTTTCTGCCATGCCACCTCTTTACTTCTTGCTTTGCTCTATCTCTATCTCAATCTGAATGTCCCTTCTAACCTTATAGCGATAAAACCAAACTACTGGGCTGCCACCGAAAATGACCCAGGGAGGAGTGCCCCAGGCTTCAGCAGCATCTAATGCTACCGTCCACCAAGGAGCCGTTGCTTTTTTGTACTTTATGGCAGTCCTTACTCCTCCCCGTTCTCTTTTGGGACAGCTCCATTTTGGATGGAATCAATGAGAGAAGAGGATAGCTCTTTGATCGTGCGAAGGCTCTGGGAGCCAATGACCTTCAGACCTTCATCATAAGAGAGGAAGCTCCCATCTTCTCCTATGACAAATTTGGCAAGGACATTCCGCATAGCCTTTAGGGAGCCGTCATACAGATCGACTAGCTCATCCATGGTCACCTGATCTTCTATCCGGTCTTTATCGAAGTTTAGCTGAAGCTTTTTCGTCATGTTATCTCCTCTAGTTATGGTACAGCAGCCAATTCCACTGCTACAATGATCTGCCCAAATTTAGCTCCCGTAGGATCATATTTGCCAATGAACTTCCCAGTCACCACACTATTCCCGTCTTTGTCATCAGGAGGATCAAAGCTAGCCCACTTCCCGGCTAGATCAATCTTCATAGTCTTATAGGTATAAAGGGTCCCTGGGGTAGCAAAGGCACTTCCTTCAGTTTTCAGCTCGATGAGGCGTGGGGTCTGATTCCTCCAATTGGTTATCTCTGCGATAGCCGTGGCATCATACTCCATCGTGAGCTCAAGCTCCACTTCCGGCTGTGTGATCTTATGGAAGGTAAAATACAGTTGACCATCAGCAGTATACACTGCCATAAGCCCGGTCTTATAAGTTAGGCTAGCCCCAATTAGAGTAGCTAGCTTTTGGGTGGTGCCCCAAACTCCACTGATAGCTTCAATGTAGAGCTTAGTCTTGCTGAAAAGCATATCCTCAACAGTGGGAATAGCGATTGCTGGGGTAAAGGTAGAAGGAGTATTCTGCCTTCCTACCCATTGCGAAGAAAGCATCCACGCTTCTCCCGCATTTCCACTCAGTTTGAATTCCTGCACGAAACAGTATTCAATCTCTTCCTCTTGGACATTATCCCCACCTTCGATTGTGTAAGTCTTGATGGTAGGAATAGAAGTAGTAGGGAAGGGATATGTATAAATGAAATCAGTCCCTACCCCATCAGCTGCCGGTGTTACAGTAGCAATACCGGCTTCTAGGATATGCAGAATTTGCTCAAAGGTAGCTTCTGTATCATCAAATGCTACCTCTGATTGAAGCTTAGGAATATATGTGCGGTCAATACCACTTAGGTATCCCACATACTCCTTCGGCATGACAACTTCACGCTTATCCTCTAATCCAGCCACTCCTCTCCATAACGTAGTAGCTGCTACCGCAGTCCCTGGAGTGACTTCCCTCCCTAGCTGGAGTTTGCGCAAAAGTGTGATACCCATTATTTCACCTCCTTGTTTTCAATCTTCGGTTTAGGCTCCATTTTATCGCTAGGAGCCTTCCTTTCTTCTTTTACCCAAAGCCCGGTAGAAAGAAGGAATTGAATGCCACCTTCTATCTTTTCGGCTTCTTCTTCGGTAAGGTCCCTGGCAGGAATTCCATACAGAAAGCCTTTTCCTGTGTACTTTAGCATCAGTGCCTCACTTTCATTGTTATAGTAAAGCGATATCCTAACGTTTCAGCACCCATAAAAGAGAGCCTTCCAAATTCCCATTTTACCGGATAGACAATAGTATCCACAGTGCTATTTAGAGTTGGATTGGCAAGAAGGATATCACGGATAATCTCTTTGTAAGGGAGAGCCTTCTCAATCGCTGAAGGAAGGATCACTCTTGAGAAATGAAATTCCCAATAGACTGTATCAATATCTTTTCCCGTCCCTCCCGTTTCTAGGTTGATAGTCCCTTCCGAAGGATATGCGATAACAAATGGGAATTGGGAAGAAGCCTCAGGGATATTAGCCGGTGCATTCAGAATTCCCGGAATAGCTCTAGCGTAAGTTTGAAGCTGATAGATGATCTGATCAAGCATATTCTACCTTCTTCATATAGTCTTCCATAATCACCCTAGCTTCAGGGTCAATAGCTTTTACATATGACGTTTGGCCCAATTCTGCATTGGCAGCAGCATCACGATAACCTTGCTGACCACGAATAAAAAGCCGGGTAGCTATAATAATGACTGCCTGTTTCACAGGTTCAGGAGCTATCTGAGAGAAGCCGAAAGGACCTGTAATGCGCACATTGTAATATCCAGTATATCTAGCCCAACTGCTTTTGGTAGAAGTCACTGGATTTATGACCAATCTTCGGTAAGGCTCTCCATAGGTCAGAGCATTTGCAGGCCACAAATAATAATCAGAAGCCAGCCAGGTTATAAAATTCCCTGAAAAGTCTTCATCAACTTCAACTAAAGTAGGAGCTGCTGCTAATTCATCAATAGGCTGATAGCTCTTCCCTGAGCCAATAAAAGTAAGGACCTCATCAGTTACAATAGCATAAGCTCCCGGTCTGCGTTTCGTTTCCATATCGAATATACGGCTAGCCCTGATAGCAAGAGCTTCCAAATCTCTCAAATAATCTTCCGAAAGAGTAACATCAGGAAGATTTTGGGATATGTCAGCAGCAGTAGCATAGGAAGGAATTGTCATGCTTCCTCCAAATTCTTGAGAAGATAATCAAAGTAAGCATTGATCTTATCTGCTATTCCATAGCTAGCTTTGATGATCACTCTTCGAGTTTCATAAATTTTGTTTTCTTTCTGCATAGAATTTATAGTAGGAGTAATTTCAATATCCACTGAAGAAGCGATAGGAGAGATAGGAGTTTCAACTTGAACTACACTTCCTGTTTCCAAGTCAATAACTGTCCAGGTAGCTGAAGTGGGCACAGCCAAGGCTCCATTCTTATCATAGAATGAAACAGTTAGGGTAAAGCTAGAGCCTTCTATAATTGTATCCATCCTACCTCTCTATGGTCACAGTGCGTAATTTCATTGCAAAAGTCACACTCCTTACTTTTATTATACTCGTGATACTTCTGGAATTCCCTATAAAAGAGATGCTATGTATCTTAGGAGCCGAAGGAAGAAGGGTGGATAAACTCCCAATAAAACTAAGAGCCCCACCTAGAAGCTTCCTAGCTGATTTGTAGATAGTGCCACTAAAGGAAAGCTGCCCTTGAACTAGCTTGAAAGTAGATTTAGTAAGAGAGCCCGAAAAAGAAAGCACACCACCTAAAATCTTCTGAATAGTTTTGGAAGAGGATAAACTCCCGGAAGGAGCTAATGCCCCAACTAATGATCTGAATGTTTTTTTGACAAGACTTCCTGAAGGTCCTATACTTCCGGTTAGCCCTTTTCTAGCTGATTTTACTAGAGAGCCCGAAAAAGAAAGGGCTCCCGTTAATGCCTTTAGGATAACCTTAGTAATGACCAAAGAGCCGGAAGGAGTGATAGCCCCAGTGAATGCTCTGCTAGCCTTCTTCACTAGACTTCCTAGAGGAGCTATACTTCCTCCTATCCCATGTAAAGTCTTCTTAGAAAGAGAGCCCGAAAAAGAAAGGGCTCCACCTATACTTTTCAGGACCGTTTTGACCGACACTAGCAAGCCAGAGGGAGAAAGGGCTCCCGAAAGGAGCTTGCCACCTTGCTTAGATAGACTTCCCGAAGGAGAGATAGCCCCAGAGATAGGCTTCTTATCCTGTTTCAGAAGGGCTCCCGAAGGAGAGATAGCACCTGATACACTCTGATTGTATACAGTCCCTCCACTTGCCTGGATAATTGTGATAATCTGGCCCACCCAATCCGCTGATCCAGTCCCTATTGTCCAGTCAGCGTCTTCGGTTGTAGCAGTAGTTTGAAGCTTATATACAGAGCTAATAGGCTGATTGCCTGTGCCACCTTCCAATTCCCCGGCTAAAGTCCATCCTGACTCTTCGGTTATAGTACGATCAGAACCACCGTGGGTCATGGTAGCTACTAGCAGCTCATTGTTTTGAGTAGGAGTAACATCTCCAGAGCTAGCAGCAGTCCCTGTCCCAGTAGTATTATTCACCTGATCTAAGAAGGAGGAAGCTTGGCCAGAGATATCTAACAGTGTGATAGTGATATCTGCGGAAGAGCCAGCTGGGTTGACTGTTACAGTAAAAGTCCCACTCGAAGTAGAAGCTACAGCTGTGTATATCGCTAGCCGTACACCATAGATAGAATTGTCATACCTTCTTTGAGTATAGGTATTCCCTTGATTATCTGAAACAGATAATCCTGATGTGCTATCTCCTATGTATACCGATGTACAAACTACTATAAGGTGCCCCACGGTAGGAGTGGAGCTGAAAGATAGAGAGAAGCTATCTCCAGCTCCATTTCCTTGTCGCGTCTGGGATACCGCTAGAGCCATTAGGCAATCTCTCCTTGAATTCCATATTTTATAGAGCCGGATTGAGAGATATGAGCACGGGCTAGCATTCCCGCATATTCTCCTAGCCCAGTGGCAGAAGCTGACCAAATCCCAGACTTAGGAGGAGGAGAACCACCCAGCCATCCCGCACGGAAGACTTCCTGCCAGGAAGTCCCTCCATCCGAAGATACCTCAACCCAGATCGTGATAGACTTATCTGGTGTAGCAAAGTCGGCATTTGACTGAAGATTCAGCCTTATCGTTATCTGATTGATCCCGGTAGGAATGGAGATATTAGGAGAATTCCATTCACCACCGGCTCTTGTAGCACGTGGAAGCCAGTTAGTGAAAGCCATTCTACCTCCTACTAGCCACCACTATTGACAGTCATCGTATAGGTAAACTGAATTGAATCTCCCGTCCCTACGTTGATAGCAGCAAAAACAGACCTGTCCCATAAGGTCCCTCCTCCCGTAGCAGCTTGGGAGAAGAGCCCGTGCTCAGTAACTGCCGCAGAGCCATCGAAAGTAGGAGTGCCCACAGATCGAAGTTGGTTAGCTGCTGGCTGGGATTTGGTCCCGGTTGCACGGGTGCTATCAGGATTGAGGACCGTAGTACACTCAGCACCTAGAGCTGTATCTGCAGCTGCTTCAGCCACGGTCCCCGTCCCGCACCCGTGATAATTCATATTAGTAATTTCAGTGGCAGCAGTGTCCCAATCATCGACTAGGTATGCTACACCCGCATCCGTGACCACCCGATGCGACACAACCCCATAATTCACCACTGTCCCATCGGCTCGAATAAGTCTAGCTTCTAGCTGTGATGTAATCGTAGGAATGCCAGTCAAACGGGAAAAGAGCTTGGCAGCTTCTACTGCCAGCAATCCGGCTAGGAGCCGGGTAGTAAGAGCATTTTTGAGCTTCCAACCGATAGAAGCTTGAGGTGCCCGGATAACCTTCGCAGAGAGGGTCCCTGAGAAGGAGATAGCTGAATTCCTGTCCATCTTTCCTCCTTCGATAAGTGATGGGGAGGACTGGAGCCCTCCCCATTTTCTTATTTGAACCGCTTTTCTGCCAAGAGATGAGCTGCGAAAATGCAGGTGGTAGGAGTGCCAGTGATGGTATAATCCACACGGACATACCGTTTGGTAGTTTTGAAATGAATCTCCTGACTTCCCGCAGCGGTAAGGGTAGTAAAAGTAGCACCGGTGATATCAGTATACCCTGAACCAGCTGTGTCACTTTCCTGAAGTTTAGCTGCTAGTGAGGGAGTAGTGCCCCCAGATAAGGTCCCTAAACTTAGGAAAGCTTTCATTTGACGGCCACCGGGATTGATATAGCCCTGAAGATCAACTCCAGTGCCTGAACCAGTTGTGGTCTTGCTGGTAGGAGGAGTAAGCTCCTTTACTTCCAATTGCGATTGAGTAGTCATTCTAGTCCTCCTTCTAGGACTGGGAGGAGGGAAGTTATCCCTCCTCCTTTTGATCTCAGGAATTTATTAGGTAGTGATCTTCTGCACTTTCAACCGCCAGGGTTGAGTCACATCACCACCAACACGCTTCCGGGCTAAGAGAAGGGTGATATTGGTTTCAGCATATAGCTCAGAAAGACGCTGGATGCTCAAGCCCACCCGGTCTACAATGAAATAGCCGGTAAAATCACCGAAGATGATGGGATAGGAGTTGGCAGCAATATCGACTGCAAACTCATCATAGGCAACCGGCTTTCCAATAAGAGTATCCTGCTCTGCGGGAGAATACAGCCCACCATTCACAGCGGTCTGCATAGCATCCCAGAGATACCGCTGATTGCCATCCTTCAGCTTCCGTGCTACCTTAGCCGTTGCACTGTTCATAACGAAACGTGCATTGCGACGGTATTGCGAAGGGAGCCCGAAGAAAAGATCAATCAGGCCATCTGCGGTAAGAGTAGAAGCTGAACCAGAAGCCACGGTGGCAATCTTCTCATCTCCTACGTCAACACGGGTGAGGATGCCCATAGGCTTAGAAACACCATTCCCATTCAGGAAGACATCATCTTCACCCAAGCCGAAGGCTTCACCCAAAAGATCAGTGCCAATCCCAGCCACATCAAAAGCAGCGTCTTCTAGGAGGTCATTGGAGAGAGGAAGAGAAGCCATAGCAGTGTGGATAGGGATAGAGAGGAGCCCAATAACCGGCTCAGTGACTCGATGAGCAGTGGCACTAGCAGGAAGCTCCCCAGTCCAGGTTAGACGGGCTCCCGAAGTGTACTTGTCATCGGTAGTATAGGCTAGCCGTGGCCATTTCATGATATCCCGGGAGGTAGAAAGGACACGGGCTAAAGACCGGATGACCGCATTGGTTGCGGTCTTGCGGATGAACTCAGTCTGATAGTCTTCCGGCACTAGGAAGCCACCGGCTGAATCAGTGCCTTCATTCAAAGTCTTCCGGTCCTGTGGCCCCATGTAGTCAAATCCTTTTCGGACATAGGCTTCAAAGGCCAGAGGATAGGCTTTACCCTGAACTGCCAGAGGGACCTGATAGCGCAATTCTGTCCGCTTCCCGGTAGGGAGGACCAGCTCCATCTTGCGCCACGACATCGGATCAACTGCCACATTCCCTTCATCAGGACCTGATTGACGCCAGCCTAAAAGACCTGCTTTGAGGTCCTGAGGGGAATTGACAAATTGATCACCTTCTTCTACACGCTGGAGGGTAAGGATTTGAGCTTTGATGACATCAGATTCACCCAAAAGGCCATTGATTTTCTCAATGACATCTTTGGGCATCTCACTCTCCTTCCCCTGATAAGTAGCTGCTAAGGCTTTGGCATCAGCAACCTTTTTCGCCATAGCCTTTCGCAGATCGTCAATAGATTGAGTAGCCATTTTTCACCTCAAAGATTGAAAAGATCAAGCTCAGATAAGCGGATGCGCTGGAGAGTCATCTGAGATGTGAATAGCCGTTTCTGATCATCTTCTTCCTGATCGGCTGGTTCGGCATCATAGAGAATTTCAACCAGAGTATCCAGGGCTGTTTTTAGCCTGTCCAAATTCCGCTGACTCAGCACCCGTCCCTCCTTCAGGGAGCTATCGAAAAGCAAAGCACTTCTTACCAGAAGAAGATCATTATAGCTAGGAGGAAGGATGCTCATCTCTGCCATATGTTTCGATAAGTGAGAATAGACTGCGAAGTGAGCTTCATCACTGATATCTGTATCCTTCATAAGCTCCCGAAGAGCTAACTTTACAGCAGTCAGAGAAGCCTTTCCTAGCGAAGAAGTCTGTGGATAGTGGTGGCAATATTTTAGATCGGAATAAGAAAGGATGGGATCAGAAGCATATGCAAAATGCTCTGCTATCCGCATCTTCTTCTCTTCCTCTAAGTCAGCCCACTCTTCCGAAGAGAAAGCCGAAAGGGTAGGAGCTTCCCACTTTGCATCCTTCACTGCTCCCGTAGTAAGGAAAGGAATGACGTGCTTGGCCACAGCTACAGTTGCTGAATTCATTCCCCAGATCACATCAGAAGTATCCCAAAGACGCACTTCACGCAAATTCCTGATCATTGTTTTGGTATCAGCGTCTTCTTCAAAGTCAAATTTCACTGGCTCATAGCCAAAAGACATCTCAGTTACAACTCCAGCTTTGATACCTTGCAAAACTTCTTCGGCTCTAGGAGTTTCAAGATACTTTCGGATAAGCATCAGGCCACCAGTAGCATCTGGAGCTTTCTTCAGCACACTTTCAGGAAGCTCATCACGCTTTACTTCCTTTAGCTCAACAATGGCTGCGATAGGAGGAGAAGAATAGTCGTGCCCCCAAAGATGAGCCACCCGGCTCCCTCTCTCCTTTAGGGTCTTTTTGAAGGCACCTAAGAAAAGACGGTCAAAGCCACTATCCACATTCCCTGAGATAGCCGGGAAGCCTTTGACGGTCCTTTCATCAATAAGCATCTGTTCAACCGATGCAATCTTGAATTCCATAATCTCATCCTCCTTTCTTTATTATAACGTGTGTATACCTAAAATCCCTTGGTTATTTGAGTGCCTTCGATATTGCAGCTCTAAATATCCGGTTGATATCCTCTTGCTTCCTCTTCACTACATCATGAAGTGTCCACCAAATTCCTTTATGGATAGAAGCTTGGGGACCTTTAGCCCCAATTGATTCTGCACTGATCACCCAAGGAGCATGAGGTGCGCTAGTCCCTACCTTTCCTACCACTAGCCCTCCTACTTTATCCACCTTTCGGTAGAATTTATTCATTAGCTCTCTAGTCCTACGATAGGGCACACGCATAGAGCCTTCACGGATGGATTGAATAACAAAGATCAGCTGTCGTAAGCTCTTGAACTGCATAGCCGGGAGAGGACCGGGAGGAGGATACTTAGGAAGACTAGCCCATACCAAATCCACTGAATCACGGGTAGCATCTTCGATAGCGTTGAGATACTTCTCCCGTTTTTTGCCAATAGCTCTAGCTATCTCATCTGCATTGGATTTGATCTCAAACATTGGTCACCACCGGTCTGATACCGCACCGACAACCCGGATGCGCAGGAGGACCTTTTATACCTCCTGGATAATTTTCATCCACTCCTACCCTTATACTATCCAACTCCCCGCAGATAGGGCACACTAGCTCATCTCTAGCTGTGTCCCATTCCTGCCCTTTCACAAAGCCGTGACGGGCTGCTTCCTGGATGACCATAAGATTGCCTTCAGCGAAGGCTCTAGTGGTTTCAGATACTGCTATTAGAAGCCCTCTAGCTGGGCCATACAAATCACCTTTCCCCAGTTGCCCAATAAGCGAAGAAAGCCCTTCACCACTTTCTACCCAGCTGGAGATAGTATCTTGTAGGACCTTCCTAGAAGTATCAGTGATATCTTTTACTAGCTTGAAAGAGTATTGGCTGGCAAAAGTCATAGCTCTATCGTTGATAATAGCCCAATCTAAAACTCCTTCAGCACTATCTAGCCACATCATCTCTTCCAGCCCATCCAAAACTGCTTGTGTGACTAGAGGACTAAGGAGCCGGAAGAGAAGCTCCATTTGATCTGTCCAGAAGGATGGTGAATCAATCCTTCCCATATTCCTCCTCTAAGTCTTTTTGGATGAGTGCTCTTTGCTTCCTGAAATAATCATTAGAAGCTCGTTGAATTCTTCGCTCTAGCGTCTTCCGTGCTTTACTATTAGTGAATACTGCTGTTTTTCCTTCTTCCTGTGCCACACCTTCTTCTTCCTCCCCAGAGGATTGCGAAGAGCCTTCATCTTCACCTCCCGTGGTATCATCTTCCGCTGCAAGCTCTTCCCAAGGAGCCCCACCGGTCCCTGGCTCGTGCTCCATAGGAATTTCAACCAGGTTTAGCTGGCGTAGGAATACATCACCGCTAGGAGAAGCTGTATAACCAATCTCCTTTCGGTATTCATTGACAGTGATACCTCCCATCTTTAGCCCTTCATTAGCCCGTTGCCACAGCACCAATCGCTCTTCCCGAAGAGCCGGGACATTGGTGTAATCCCATCTCAACTCTAGATTGCCTGAAGGGTCAAATTCTCTAAGGAGCTGATTCTCCAATTCATCGATGAAGCTCTCATAGATAGGGACAAGATCATCTTCCCACCAGGAGGACCTTGCTTCACGATAGTTGGAATAAGTGGCCCTATTCAAGCCCACCCTGGCATTCACAATAATAGGAGGGACCTTCAGGATACCGCATATGCGTGCTTCATTACGGCTATCTAATGACTCAAATCCCATCTCCTCAAAAGAGAGCCCTACACGCTGATATTCAGCGTCTTTATCTAACACTGCCGGCTCAGCCCATCCTTTAGCTCCTCCATATCGCTCCACCCACTGGCGTCTTATCTCTTCCGCTTCCCCAATTCTAAGCTTCTGGACAGTCTTGATAATACCGGGAGGAGCCCCACCCTTTTCCATAAATAGAGAAATGAAATCAGTAGCAGTATTATCCACGGTCCCAATCCTAGCTGCTACTGCCACTGGTGGCCATGGACTAAGAGGACGCAAAGGATCAAAGAGCCGGATATCTAGGATATCTGCCTGATCTAAATAAACTGGCTCCATTCCTGGGACACTGTAAATATAGCCCTTTATCAGCTGCTTATTCCCCGGAATAGGTAGCACCCAGTCAGGACGCAATGGCCAGAGCCCAATCACCCTTCCTCCTTGGTCCCTCTGCTTTTCATATACGGCTCTCCCGGCTAAATCGGTATAGATCAGAATAGAGCTAAAGAATTCAGCTTCACCCATATATGGATTTGGTCTTCTGAGCAGCTTTCTAATAGGGTGATTTGGAAGAGGAGTATCACCACGGTAAGGAAGAAGGTGAATTTGGCTAGAAGTAGCTGCCTTCTTCGATATACATGCGAAGATAAGCTCATTCTTCCTCCAGCCTTCCTTCACTAACGTTTCAAATTTAGTATCAGGGTATATCGGCTTCCCTGCTTCCCAAGTAGGGATGAGATCAACTAGGACCTTTACCCCTGAAAAGCGCAAAAGCATCCGCTGAAAGATATTCATACTAGCACTCCTCCTCTTAGATAATCGGAAGTATCCGCATATCTAACTGCATATCTTACTCCATCCATTCCGTGATCATCCGCTTTCACTGGAGCATCCTTATCTCCCTGTGCCCAGATATAAGCTTCCCATTCATCCTGTGTCCGGGAAGGCTTATATGCTTCTATAAGGTCCTGGTCATATTCAACAGTGCAATCACGAAACATGTAAAGTCTAGGCTTATTCAGCCCATCCAATTTTAGCCTTTCCTTTACTGAATCAATCCCTACTCTCACCGCTTTATCCGCAGGAGAGGTAGGACCAATGCCATTTTCTTCCAGAGTAGCACGGTCCTCAGCATCCCAATCACAAACCACTGCTTCAATATTCTCTTCCCCGGTTAGCTCTTTTATCTTCTCAGCATGCTCTCTCACGGTCCTCTTAGTATGATATATCTCCCGGTAAAGATACATGCGATTGTCATCATCCAAAGCCCACCATTGGCAAACAAAAGGATTGGTGTAACCGAAGTCTACAACCATGAATTTGCGCCAGCTATCCGGGATATCGAAGGAAGGAATGAGATGAATATCAGGACTGTACTCAGTATAAATTTGACCTTCAGCACTTACCCAGAGCCCTTTCCTAAGCCGAAGATAGCGCACTCCAGTTAGTGCATCCAGCTTGCGGATATAGGCTATCCCTTTCTCTGTCCATTGTCTAGTTTTATGATCGAAAAGCTCTGGATTATCTTCATGAACTGATTGATATAATTTCAGTCCCTTCTTCTTCGCTCTAGAAAGTATCCAGTGTGTCCCCGGTCCCGGATTACAATCACCGATGACCTGATTATAAGGGACTAGCCCATAACGGGCACGGGTAGTAAGGCTCTCCCAGTCATTCTCAGTAAGCTCAGTAGCTTCCTGGACATAGATGATGTCATAATCAGTTGACATAATCCGGCTAGCCTTATCCATTCCTCCTACTACGATCACAGAGCCGTTGTAGAATTCATATTGCTGCTCAGTGGTCCTCCATTTTACCGTCCCATTATCCGGGACCACTTTCTGCTCCCACGTCACCATAGCCGATTGAGTAATGCTCTCTCTAGTCTTCCTTACGATAAGACCACGCATGCCAGGATATTTCAATCCTAGAAGATAGAGCTTCTCCAGTGATCCTCTAGACTTCCCGGTGCCCGCAGGACCGTGAATAATAGCTTCATCTCCCTTATAGAGAAGAAGCTCCCTAGAGGAGCCCCATGGCACATATAATTTAGCTTCTCTAGGAGCTTCCTCTAGAGGAGGGAAAGCTTGAAGACTTTTCGGTGCAACGATATAAGGCTCACTCATAGCTCATCCGGGTCAAATCCACCATAGACTTTGAAAACATTCACTTGTGTATTGAAAGTAGCTCCATTCTGAACCACAGGACCGTCTAGATGATTATGAATAAACTTTACCATAGCCAGCCAATCTTCCACATTAGTGACTTCTAGCGTTTGACCGCCACCGGTAGTAGTAGCTCCCGTAGCAGCCAACTCAACTAACATTCTTTCAATCTGATCTGCATAGGATATCTTCTTCCCTAGATCAGCAGAGAAGGTGCGCTTATTGAGCATGGCTGCTAACCGGGAAGCTAAGAGCCTTTCCTTCTGTTTATCTCTTCGATTGGCTTGGATAGAAGCATTGGCAGGTATAATCGCTTGGCCCATGGGCTCTCCTTATGAAATGTAAAGGCAGCCAATTCTCTGGCTGCCTTTATTATACTTGGTGAAAGAGTGAACTTCCTTGGATATCAGCCCTGATTGGCTTTCTCCTTCGCTTTCTGCTTCGCTTTCTCCAGAGCCGACTGGATAGGGCTGCGCTTGATGGTCACCGGCTCCCCACCGATGATGACTGTTCCACCGGCTTCCTGCGCTTTTTCTTCCCGTGCCTTCTGGGTGGTGCTGTTCACCTTCACAGGCTTCTTCGCTTCCGGCTTCTTCGCTTCCGGCTTCTTCACTTCCTTAGCCGGTTTAGGCTCTTTGACCGGCTTTTCAGCCTTCGCATTCTTGCGCTCCATATTCAGGAGAAGGTCCAGGTTGGCCTGATTCACGGCTTCCTTCGGCAGGTACCAGCGTCCCTTATAGAGAGCCGAAGTGAGATCAGCATTCAGCGCAGGACGGGCTCCCCGGTTGCCACCACAAGCCTTCCAGAAACGGCTAGCCGGAATACCGGCTTTCACCGCTGCTTTGATGGCAGCATCTTTGGAGATAAAGTTGGCCTGAACGTACTCATCACCCTTCTCTTCCGGGATGATGTGATTTTCCTTCAGCTGCTTGGCCAGGGCCACCGCTTCCTCCAGGTTGGAGCCATACCGGGCTTCGCATTCCGGGCCAATACCTTTCTTGATACTCTCTGGAAGCTCCAGAGCTTTCCCGCAAATAGCGCATACGGGCTGACCATTGGGTTTCGATTTGATAGTCATTTTGAATCTCCTCTTAGCTCAAACGAAAGGTTTCAATCTCGGCAGCAAGCATAAGGCTCTGCTTCCGTTGAAAATTAACACACGGCTCCTGAGAGCATATACGATTGACCACTTTCTTCACGGTAAAGGGAAGGATATGGGTTAGTCTGATATAGTCCTCCTTACTGATCTGTGAGTGAACCTCAGCCCATGAGAAGGCTAGCTCTCCTTCTCGGAAGTGAGCTGTATCTAGATAGAGGAGCCGGAAGACTAGCATACGGGCTTCCTCTGGTGAATCAAATTCAGGCATTGGTTCTGGCTGGTTGTACATTCTGGTTCCTTTTCGGTAGGGTATTCCCCGTCCTCAAGTATAGTCTGTTCAAGCTTCAAAGTAAAGTATCAATTTCCACGATCTATACCCGGATGAATACTCAGCTCCTGAGCATCTTTCATTCCTTTAGCTGCTGCTATTGGATTGGTCACTGCGTTGCTGATCTTCCCTTTCTTGACGTTCTGATAAGCCTTCGCATAGGCTTCTTCTACTTCCTTCCCCAGAGAGATGATAGCGGTGCTCTCTGATTTGCTGATATTAGAGTTGAAAAACTCTTGCACCTTATTGTAAAGCTCGAAGACTGCGCCCATGAGGTAGGAATTGCGATAGCCGTTGGGGTGATCACCCTTCCGCAAGTATCCTGTCTTGAAAGGGTCCTTTATACCCTTACCCTTCAGCATCTCAACATATTCATGGGCTGCTTTTTCGGCCATCGCTAGGAGCTTTACTCCTAGCTGATCATAAACATAGGCAGCCATCTCAGCATTGGTCTTCTTCCCGAAGAAACAGGCCACCCACAGCACACCCAGCTCCTTCTCTCTAGGATGTATCCCCACCTTCCGTGTCCAGAGGACCTTGCAGAAGAAAGCCTGTGCGATAGAAGCTGCCAAATACCCCATCCAAGCCTTCTGCACCTTATTCCCGAAGGTCCCTATAATCTCAACCATCTCAACCATCTCATCCTTCACATCCTTTACCTCTTCCGGCTGGATGCTATAATCCAGCATAAGCCGGGAAGCCTTAGCCAAAGCTGCTGCTGCTTCCGCAGGGTAAGGAGAGGAGGAGAGAGCTATCAGCCCTCTAATCTTTTCGATAATCTTCTCACGAGTGGTCATTTTAGGCTCCTATAAAACCGCAGCAGTATGGGATGAGCACAACTCTTCTACCGCAGCCATAACCGAAGGAGTAGCCACGCTGGCTAAGTAGGAGTACCAAGCGATTGCCTGAAAAGCATCGGCTCCCGGTAGGATCAAATAGAAGAGCTTTTCCCGAAGGGAGAAAGGATCAGCAGAGAAGAAGAGCCCTGCGCTGAAAAGCTCTTCTTCTGAAACATCCCAACCGAAGTTCATGAAGAGGACCTTCTGGGCTCCTTCGGTATCCCGGCTGAAGATCGTATGGATAGGATTATCTCCCGGCTCGATGACCATAACGGCTTCCCCGTCAATAATCAAAGCTTTGGCAAATTCCTTAGGGCTAGCGGTATTCTTTTTCATCTTAGGCTCCTTAGGGCTCCCTCCCGGAAGAGGGAGCCCGGATAAAGTTAGGGTAAAGCTACTTGACCAGCAGATCGTACAGCTTGGCTTTGAGCTCAACAATCTCATGCTTCAGGTCTTCGGCTTCCTTATCCTTGGCCAAAAACTTATCGCTATACTCAATGACTTCGGTGTTGCGAATAACGTTGCGGGATTGGAGCTGAGCATAATCTTCCCGTTTTTCGGCCAGCGCATGGAGGGCTCCCTGATAAAGCTCCTCCTTTTTCTTCAACTCAGTGCGAAGCTCTGCCACGTCCCAACTGTGCCGGGTGACTTCTTCCTTCATCTGCTTTTCCCACTCTGTGGCGTCCCTTTGGGAAAGGATGAGTGCTTCATGGATATCCGGGATAGCGTCTTCTAAAATCTTGTCAGCTACCCACTCACGAAAAGCAGGAGTGAAAAGACCGGCTAGATAACTTGCGCTGATGTGATTCTCAGTATCTTGAAAGGCTTCCGTGATTTTGGTGATGAGGGCTATCTCTTCTGCCTTTGAAGAAGAAAAGTCTGGAAGGGTGATGCGGATACTCTTAGTCATTTTGGGCTCCTTTAGCCGAAAGTTAGAAAGGGTAAAATAGAAAAGCTCCTACCGGGCTGGCTCCCCGGTAAGAAGCTCTAGGATATCTTCTGCCATTTTCCATGTTTCTAAACTGCGGGCTCCCTTACCGTAAAAATGGAAAGCGGTCCCGAAGTGAATGGATACCCGGATATGAGTCCAGGCATAGGCTCTCCCGTAGTAAGAGCCGGTGCGGGTGACTTCGATAGCGGTAAAATGAAGCTCCCAGCGGACACCGTTAGGGAAGGTCCCTTCTACCCGGCCACGGGAGCCGTTATAAATATCTAGCCTTTCTCCTTTTACCAACTCCACCCAGGCTTCTAAGGTCTGACGGGTCAATCGTTTTTCTGACATTTTGGGCTCCTTTTTGAGGCTCTTCTAAGTCTTCCGGGAGGAGTGATTTGCTCCCGTGAATTTATTATACTACTACTATCCAGAAACGTATCCACCCAATTTGAACCAAATGAAAATTCTAATAATTGTGTTTTTGCCATAACTTTGCCTTCAGATGAGGTGAATTATGGCATCTTCTTCTCCTAGAAGCTATATTTGTCAGAGTTAGGCTAAATACCTCTAAAAAGTGGTCCTCTAGGATTGGTCACATCCTGCGCTACAAAATTGCCCATAGGAATTGATGGGCAAAAGGACAAAAAGTCACCTGACCAATCCTAGTGGCTTTTAGCCATGGTTACTTTTAGTAAGTAAGCTATACGAATTGGAAAGACGAAACTGGCTAAAATTGGCACTCAATGCGGATATCCTTTATCTCCTTTACTGGATCAGGAAGAGTGCGCACCGGGAGGAGGAAGACCTGATTGGTGTATACTGCATCGGTCCCTGAAACGGAAGCGCAGAAGGGAGCCCCAACTGCTTTCAGCTCCTCCACGATAGCGATAGCTACTTCACCCGTCACTGCCACCCGGATATATCCATAACCAGGGTCATCCCGTTTGTACTCCTTAGCCTTCGGCTTGGCTTCCGGGAAGTGCTTGAAGATAATCGAAAGGACCTGACTTTTGCTGATCATCCAAAACTCCCTGGCCGGCTGAACTACCGGCCAGAATTATTATACTACCTGTCAATGTCGGCACATGTCAGTGACTTTCTCCCGGCTCCTACCATTCTAGTCCATACCTCTGAAGCTCTCTTCTAGGATTGCGCCTGTGGAGCCGGATGCGGAAGACTTTAGGAGCCTTCTCCAGACATTCTTCACATATCCGATAGTAAGGGCTGAAGCAGAGCCGGTGGCATTCTGAGCAGAAGGTTATGAACCACTTGCGATGAATGTCACATTCCATCAGTGATTGATAATCTTCGATATCGTATGGCTCCCCCCGGCAGACCGGGCAGGGAAGCCAGAGCTTGCTATGTCTTCCCATGATATCCTCCTTTCAAACAAAATGAACAAAAGGAATTTGAGTGGTGTACTCTCTATCTCTAAATACTCGCTCACTGACCAATATTTTTGCGGCTTTACCCTCCCCCCCGGTATAGGGTTAGAAGAAGAGGACCTGATAGAAAATGTATTCTTAATAAAAGTTGAGAATAAGCTTAGTAAGAGCCCTAGTATTATCCTTGCTATCAACACCAGCAATACTGCTAGTATATATAGGGTATCAGGTCCTCCTAGAGGAGGGAGCCCGTATATATACGGGTAGTGATAATAGTAGACTAAAATGGTATGCTTTCGATAAGTATAGTTATCTAAACCACGATCAGACAATCTTAAAAGAAAACAGCCTTTTCTCCAAAGGAACAGCCCTCCAGGGTCAGTGTCCTTTCTCAAAGTTTTTATATAAATAAGCTCCCGGTAAAATCTATATAAAAAACTTTTAGAGTTGGGGCTGAGGCTGGAGGGCTGTTTTGAATAATAGCCATAAAAGCCATACTTTGAATAATAACAGCCCTTCTCTAGGTTAGCCAATTTTCTATAACAGCCTTTCCCGTCCTCCTCTATTAGCATTTCCAACTTCCCTATACACTGTATAAAAGAGAGCTGGCTTTCACCAGCTCTCCCTTCTAGGAGCCTTATACTAGCAGAAGACCGTCTGCCGGTATTAGAAAGCTCCCTCTGCATTGGCCCCATCTCCATGGCTTCCTTTGCACCCGTAGGAAGCCATAATAGTGTAAGCCACTTCTTCCATCGAAGAAATGGCTAAAAGACCACTATCATCAACAGCAGTGTCAGGGTCATCAGGGCTAAGAGGACCGGCTAAAATCTCTTTAGCCATCTCCTCATCCATAATCCCTGCTTCACTCATCTGGTGGACAAAAGCAAAACGGTGAGCCCTGGCATGGCATTCTTCGCAATTCTTTTCACGGATAGCGGTATTGCCATTTTGGTCAGTCATTTTCATCCTCCTCTAGGTCATCTTCATCATCTTCTTCTTTTAGCTCAATAGCTTCTACGCTATTGAGGTGGTCTGTGAAGTCTTCTTCTCTATCGAAGATTTCATCACAGTTAGGGCACTCCCAGCCTTCGGCTTCTTCCATCTCTCCTTCCATGCATTCCGGGCAGCCTTTATCGGTAAGCTTGGAAGAAAACTTCATACAATCCGGGCAGCGGTGACTTTCCCCGTCATATGAGCCAGACCGGGTAAAGGTCCTCCCGCAGAAAGAGCACTCATACAGTGGCTCAAATGAGATATTCTCTTCCTTTTCATAAGAGTCACACATCTGGCATTTCCAGATAGTGATCTTATACCTGCTGTTGTCTTGCTTTGGTTCTGCCATCATCCTCTCCTTTTCCCAGTGAGTTTGACCTGGTAATCATCATT